AGTACTCTAGTTCTTTTATTGCCTGTGTCATTTGCTTTCTCTTTTTAATATTTCAATTGCCTGTTCAAAAGATAAAATATCCGATTTGCACTTTTCGACAAATACACGTCTTTCTTCTTTTTCTTCGTATGATAAAGATTTGCCAGCCCGTCTTGAAGTGTTATTTGAATACATAATCAAATTACGATTTGTTATTATACAGTCCTCTAGTGCTTTTATTGCTACGTCCATAATTATTTAATTGGTCTAGTTATTTCGATTGTTTCCATAAATTTCAAACCTGCGCTTGAAATAAATCCTGTTTCAATATCCCTTTTAGCGCTTACTAATGACTTATGATCCATTGAATTGAACACATTTACCCATACTGTTTCAGTCTTTGCAACTAAGAATAAGTCGTAATCAGACTGCTCAATGGTTAAGTATATTCCGTTTAAATTAGAATATGATTTAATTCCATTAGTTGACTTTGCTACCATTTTAACTCCGTCGGACGGATCAATATCAATCACTTTAGCAAAATTGCCATCTCTTTGTACAACATCATATTTACCAGTATCCCATAATTTTAAATCAAACAATGTTCGTTCTGTTGTTTTCTGTACGACTGGTACGGGAGTAGATGGCTTTAACTGGTTACTTTCAAAAATTTCTTTTACCTTTTCTAAAGTTTTATAAGTTGCGTGTATTACATTTTCAATCGGTTGCACATAACACCTACCTGATTTAATTATAGGGTTATATATTGAATCAATATGTTCATTTGATGCAATTAAAGGTTCTTTGTTATCGCATAATATAGTTTCTGGCGTGTACCCTACTTTAGTAAAGAACTCTTCTACTGTGTGTAGTTCGGTGTAACCTTCAAGTCTTTTATCGCTAGTGTATGGTATTTCTGAATTGTCAATATTTGCAGAATAGACAAACCCTTTATTTGATAAACAGCCTTTATATTCATCTTTAATTAAAGTACAAATCCATTTATTTAATACTTTTGAATTTTCTTCAATTCTTTCAATATAGTAGCCTTTCGGCTCTTCTTTCCTCAATTCCTTTTCTTCATGCTCCGTGTCGTCTGAAATAACGGTACAGTCGGATTTATATATTCCAAGACTGTTACTTCCAAAAAGAATATAATTTTCTCCTAAAGAATTATCATGTACCACTACAGTGTCGCCTATCATTCTATAATACCAATAATCAATGTTGGTACATTTATCTATTCTTACTTTTATCATTGTTGTATTTGTTTTTTATTGTAAGGCAAAGATAGTAATTACTAATTAATATGCAAACAAATTACTAATATAATTTATTAAATTAAAATCCAGGCTCAAATGAGGTGTCGTTATTCTTAAAGAAGTCGTTATGGTTTTCAAATTTGGCTGTTGTTTCATTTTGGTAAGGTTCGATATATCCAATATCTTCAATCTTATTAAATGCTATCTTACAGAAATTATGAATGTCCCCAACTGCACCACCTCTGTTTTTTGCTACGATATTTATCATTAAATCCTTTGTAGATTCGCCATTTTCTAGTTGACTTATCCCATAGTACTCAGGCCTTAACGGGAATATTACTATGTCTGCATCTTGTTCAATTGATCCCGATTCCCTAAGGTCTGACAATTGTGGGCGTTTATCTGCACGTCCTTCTACGGCCCTTGATAGCTGAGCAAGTAATACTATAGGTATATCTAATTCCTTCGCCAAAGACTTTAACCCAGCTGTTAGTATCCCTAAATCCCTATCCCTTGTACCGCTAGACTTTCCCGTATCAATCAATTGAAGGTAATCAATAACAATCAAATCAAGTCCTTTCAATGCCTTAGAAGAGTAGCTAGAAGATCGTATTTCTGTTAATTTTATAGATGATGTTTCGACAATTTCAATATAATCATTGCATATACGACCTATACTATTACCCATCTTACCCATTTCTTCAACCGTAATACGTCCGTCAATTGCGCGGGAATAACTAACACCTGACTCGCTTGAAATTAACCTTTGACCAATTTGGCTGTTGCTCATTTCAAGAGAAAAGTATAAACATCTTTTTTGTTGAAGCATTACATTTTTCATCAATGCCAAAGCAAGAGCACTTTTACCCATTGCCGGCCGTGCAGCAATAACGATTAAGTTATTCCCTTTTAAACCTCCAATCTTTTTATCCCATTCACCCCAACCAGTAGATATGCCAGACAAACCACCGTTATTCATTGCATCCTGAGTTTCAGACAAACAACCCTTTAGTATTTCAACCATGGTTTTAGCCTTGTTACGGTTCAATTCAGAGCCAATTTTTGAAAGCTGTTTTTGATTTTCCTCAAGCAATTCAAAAACGTCTTTTGTTTCATCCGTAGCACTTTGGTAGTTTTTTATTGCCGAATCAATCAATTCACGTCTAATCCACAATTCTTTCAAAATTAAAATGTGGTGCTCAATTTTCTCATTCAATACGCCGGCATATGATAAATCAGTTATAAATTGCACACCTCCAACTGATTCAACCAGACCGCTTTTCTTCAACTCAACAAACAAAAGTTTGGTAGAAATTGGCAGGCCTTGATCAAAAATATATTTTAGCTTTTCATAAATGATTCTATTTGCATTAACAAAAAAAATCTTAGAGCTTTTAATTAAGCCAAACGAAGCCGTTTGGGCGTACTTGTCGTTTATTATAGAACAAAGTACTGCACGTTCTATTTGAATGTCTTGTGGTGGCTTATTGTTCGTTAAATTCATGTGTTTTAATAGTTGGTTGTTGTTGGTTATTGAATTGTGGCTTTTTGTTTTCTTCCTTAAACCAAACGCCTTGTACTTTTTGTTTCCAGTTTTTTACTTTGTTTCCTTGGGAGTCATGCCAATCGGCAGTGGAGTAATAATCAAAAACCTTTTTGGAAATAATACCATACCCCTTTTCTTTAAAGTAAGCATCAAAATCTTCAAAAGATGGAGGCTCAAAATATTTAACCTTCTTTTCTTTTTTAACTATATTTTTATCTTTATTTATATCTTCCATATGATTATCATATGATTTTGATATGTTAATCACTTCTTTTGTTTTCCCCTTCTTATTATTGCTTCTAGACTCAGAAAAAGCCTTTCTTTTAAAAACTTCACTTTCTAAGCGTTCGTTATAATAAAAACCAAATTCATCTTTTTTAAATTTAAACATGATTTCATTATCAATAGATTTACATATGAAAATCACTTGTTTTTCACTTAATCTGCCGTGTTGGTGTTGAGCCATAAGCAAACGAATATATTTACCTACCTGTTCATCAGTCAAGAACTGTGTTCCTGTTGAAAAGTCCCCTGTGTAAAAAAGGAATGCTGGGTCTTTTGCCATTATTTATGCCCTTCGTTTATTGATTTTTCAAGTAGCCTTAAATGGCTTCGTATCTCTGCAATTTCCAATTCAACCATTTCGATACTTGGATTGTCCACTAATGTGTTATCCTGTTGAACATATTTAGCACCTGATTTAAGCAAGTCTAATAAATCCTGGCCAAACTTTACACGTCTAATTGGTTCGCCTACTGAATCGTATAAATACAAGTGAAAAGCTATACCTACGCTGTATTCTTTTATGTATTGTTGATTTTCCATAATAAAAGCATAAAGCCCTGTCCGATTGTAGCTGGAAGACTACGCACAAACAAGGCTTTTTTGATTAATGTTTTCTTACTGCTTCCAGACAGTATATCTAACCCGATTAGATAATGTAATATAGTAAATTATTCTGTTAATTAAAACTTTTCGATTAGGTTATTTTTAGCTAAATACGCGAAGTGTTGAGGGTAGCACCATATTAAGAAGAAATCTATACCCTCCGATTCTGCGAGTGATTTATAATGTTCGTGTTGCTCAGCTTGATCAAACAGGTTTAAATTTTGGTATTCTTTCCGCAGCTCATGCGCTCGATCTGTTTGTGATTTAACCTCTACTACGTTTGTTCTTTGTATCATATCAAATTATTGCTTACTAAAACGAATTTAACTGTAACGAAAATAAGTATTACTATAATGGCTATTATAAAAAAGCCAAATATATCGGTTGGAATGAATTTTTTTATCTTTCTCATAATTACCATTTTACAGTATTTTTTCCTGAAATTTTATTTTTTTCCTCAAAATAAATAAACCTTAGGTATGCGAAATAAGTTAAACACATTCCCTTATTGTCGAATTTTATAATTCTGGCATGTATATGATTATCAAGAAATCCGATATCATTAAAAAATGATTTAGGATACATTTTATTTCTTGTCCATTCCTTCTTATTAAATTCTTTTTTAAAGTCTGAATAATTACCATACCCATATTCGCTAACGTCTTCTTTTGTCATTTCTAAGTGAACAGTCCATCCTATAAGCGTGATAATTATAAATACGCCTATCAATGACAATAGCAATAATGTTAATAAAATCATAATTTTTTAGTTTAAATGTTATTTCTTTTTACGTTTATTTTTATTTATTTCTGCTTCTCGTAATTCCATTTGCTTTAATAATCGGTTCTTACATGATACGTACAAGTAAATGTCGCAATTTAACCAAGTCCATCCTGCATCCTTTTCGTAGCTTTCTAGTTTGGCTTTTAAGAAGTCAGCCTCAAGAGTATCAAGTGTGCTTATGTCGAATCTTGCTTTCATTGTAAGTCTGGAAACATTCTTTTTTTTTGCCTCTCAAGTTTAAAATTAATTCTTTCTTCAACTAAAGAAGGTATTTTGTGCATTAACTCTAATTGTTCAATAAGAATTTTTACATCTGCTATTTCATCAATTAAATCAAATCCGTTTTCATCAGATTTATCTTTTCTATACTTAATAATAGCCTTTATAAGTTCTGCCATTTCTTCAATTGCTTGGTCTTCCTGAGCATTAATACCATACCTATCAACCATTATTTCAAATAGTACTATTTTTTCTTTCTGTTGCATAAATTTTAAGTTAATCAAGAGGCGGTAAATCTTCAACAACAGCTATGTCTTTTAAAATCTACATACATACCATCTGTTTGTATTGCCTCTTGAATGTTTTTAAGTGTTGTTTATTTGATCTTCTGACCAGGATATAAATTTCATGAACTTGGAATAAATCTCATTTGCTTTTATTACAGACTCCTTAGATAGATTTTCTGTTTCAAAGGGCTTTACATCAAAGGTTTTTATCCAATCTAGCAGTATTTCTTTTTCTGTGTCACTCATAATAAATTATCTTTAATGTATTGCCTAGATTGAATAATTCTATTTTTCAACCTTTCCAAATCCGATTCATTACGTTCAAATTCAAAGTTAAAATGTCTGTCTTTTAAAGGTATTTCAACGAATCCTTTGATAACTATAATGGCATAATCTGCGCTTTCTGAAATACCTCTGAAATTAATATACTCCATAAAAGTTTTAAAGTCATAAACATGATTAGCGATTATTTGCGCTTCAATCCATGCAGGGGTTTCGTTGTCTACATGATTGTATGATTCCTTTCTTAACTCTGACTCTATAAGCCCCCAAGGAGTATTGTTAAGGACGTAATCAATTGAACAATGATTTGCACCTGTCAACCACATGTAACCCTGCCCCTGCCAGTAATAATTCTTTTCCAACTCTTTATTCTTTGCACGAAAGAACGAGTACGCATCCCAAGAACTTTTTGTATCTCTGATGTGTGTTGCACTATAAATGCTTTCGCCTTCAAACAAATCGGGAGTTCCTTTTATAAACTCGTTTGCTAAACTTGTTTCGTTTTTCTTAAAGAATTTTTTTGTTATCCGGCTTAAAACTGTGATTGAGTCCTCTTCTGTTTCATTTCCTTTATCCAATTGCTTAGCGTGTATTTCACGGTGTCTATTGTACTTTGCAGATACGACCACATCAACTAAATGTGTTTTTGTCCCATCGCTTAAAACTTCATTTGTGCCAATATTTTCTGTACAAAGGCCTGTCAAATCTTCTGCATCTAAATATTTGTAAAACTTTTGAGATGAAATTTCCAAACCGTACTTTAAATATATTTTTTTAGTTTTTAAGGGTTCAACCATTAAATAACCTAATGAAGAACACCTGAATAAAATATCATTAACATCTATGTTACTTGTTTCCATTCTCAATTTCCCCCTTTCTAGTTTCAAATAATTCAACTGGTATTTCAGCACCTATTGTTTCTTGAAGTAGCTCTAAATCTTCAATTGTCTTGCAGTCTGAAACCATTAATGTAAAGCGTTCCAATTCTTTGTTTACTTTAGGTAGTTCTACTTTAAATTCCTGCACCTCTTCAAATGTGTGCATACCCATCATTATTTCGGGAGCATAAAGTCTGCCAAAGAAAGCAGCAGATCGGTAACGCATCATTAAATCCGGCATTGTCTTCCATTTGCTACCTGCTTTACTATACCAACCCTCATCTTTGCTCATTTGAATTGATACACGAGGACTTTCTATTCTTTCTCCCGTGGCTTTCTCTAAGCACCAAGCCGTACAACCTTTATTATCACCTTCACCGTTTATTTCAAATCTTAAAGGACTAAACTTTCCGCTGGAGTTTATTGCTGCAATTATAAATGTGCTGCTCCATGAAGGCTTACCGTGTACAATGTAAAGATTCTGCATTACCATTAAGGGACTTGCACCTATTCGGTTTGCCATTTCTAAAGCAATCATTGTATTCTGAATATTGCCTTGAAATTCTTTAGGTATCAATGTTGAAGAGCAAAGCATTTTAGCAACTCTTTGAGAGTGCTCAAACACCCCTTGAGATGAAAAAACACTAGATTCTGGTATTACTTGTAATTCGTTACTCATTTTCAAATTCTTTAGGTTCTGTATTTAAGTGTGCAATGTGAGGCAATTCGTCAATTAGAAACCTATCATCTGTTTCATCAAGTTCAGAATACAGTAGGTCTTCTAAGAATGCAGGGTCTTCAAATCCTGGAGGTGTGTTACTGCTCATACGCTACCCTCCTTTACTCGATCCTGAAACGGCTTATCTGAAATGAATAACAATGTTGGGTTGATTCCTTGATCCATTGCATCCCGTGTAAGTACAGCGAGTTCTTTTAAAGCATCATCCATATTGTCTAAGGTAATTGCCACCCGTACCGCCTTGCGTAGTACTAATGTGTACCCTACGCGTTCATTTTGTGTCATCATGATTTTAATCGTTATTGTTTTAATAATTTCCCCGTGTCGATGTGGTAGTCGAGAATCACGGGGTATAGTCGGGAATAGATTCCATAATAGAGAAACCAACTATATTGTTTTTAATATATTTCACAATCATCTGCGATCCGTTCAAAGATCGGACAAAAGAAGCCTTTAATTTTTATATTCAAAAGGCGTAAGCGAGCTTTAAATTTGCAGTCTTTCAATAACCAGTAGGCCATAAGGATAAGAGATAAAGGAATGGATAGGTGTATGAATAACATAGTGGTAATTATTTAGTTTTTAGTTTAGCCATTTCAGAAGCTTCTTTCCAGAACACTGATTCTGGATTACTGACAAATGCTTGAATTGTCAATTTTAAAATGTTCTCGTGTGGATTGGGTTTTGAAAGTTCATTGTACAAAACACATCCTTTAAATGTAATTTCATTCATTAAGAAGCAATCATTATTGGTTGATTATTATTGAAGTGTTTAATCAATTCAACTAAACTATTTTTAGTCAACTTGTTTAACATATTGATGTTTACACGAGTTGTATTGTCAGGGCTTAACTTGCAAATTTCACTAACTAGTTGTTGTTTTGTTAAATCTTTCATAATTCTGTTTTTGTTTTCTTTTCTGATGATGTAAAACTACATAATTACTATTTAATTTCCAAACAAATTACTAAGATTAATTTAAACAAATATCTAACTGTCTGATTTAGTGCGAGAAAGTTTTTCGATAGACTTGATCTTTTCTTCTAAAACTAGTAAGAAATCAAAATCTAATACTTTACCATTAATCACATTGCCTAAATAGTACGCATCATATTCGGGAAACTCCTTTGCATACCTAGTCATGCCGATATTGACCATTCGTTTTTTCAACTTGGCTAATATTATAGCGTGCTTTTTCTTTTCTTCAATTGTACTTTGATTGTATCTTCTCTTCATCTTATTGTATTTTGTTTTGCAAATATATAGTAATTTGTTTGTAATTGCAAAATATTTGTGTAGTTTTGTAAAAATGAATGTGGCCGAGCGGTGAGGGCATTAGCATAGCTAGGGTAATGTAAAACGTATCCGTGCTAAAAGTAGGTAAGGTTCAATTCCTTTCCATTCATTTTATTTTATCCTAATCTTTGATAAATTAGTAAATAGTGTTACATGGAAAGAGCCTTAATAGTTCGTAAAGTTTGGTTAGACAAGATATTTGACGAAGGTAAAGTATGGGAAATGCGCTCATCTTATACCTACATACGTGGAGAAATAGGACTCATTGAGTCTAGGAGTGGATTAATAGTTGGAAAGGCTGAACTTACAGACTGTTTTAAAACTTGGTGTTACCAAGCGGATTTCAATAATCATAAAGTATCAGACATATCTTTGTTGGAAAAATGGCCTTTCGCTTGGGTATTAAACAACGCAAAACGATTTGACAAACCAATCCCGTACACACATCCTAAGGGTGCTGTTATATGGGTTAAAATGTAAAAAAAATGGACTTAAAAGAAGCAATAAAAATACTTGAACATTATCAGTTGTGGCGTACTGGATCGGATATTGAAATGATACCCCAGAAGGTTTTAACTAAAGCGATTGATTTAATATTAAAGGAGGTAAAGAAATGAGATATTTAATAATAACAAATTGCAATCCACCATTTTTAACTAACTGGTTTGATTGCGAAAACAACTTTAGTGAATTTGTTGAAATGGTTGTGTATGACTTTAACGCTAAAAAATTTACAACAAACGGTAAAGAGTGGTACGATATTGAAATAGATCATTTATAAAGGAGGTAAAGAAATGAAGCTAGAATTAAAGGCCTACAAGTGCATATTCCCAAGACTTTTTACTGAAGCATATAATCAATATATGTGGCAAGACCCTAAACAGTTTGATATCATATATGGAAAATCTCAAAAAGAAGCCGTTTTAAATAAATGTAAATTTGATGAATCTTACTCATTTTGGGAATTAAAACAGTCAATACAAACAAGAAGGGATAAAGATAATGACCTTTATAGTCAAGACAGAAGCAGTATATTAAACGAACTCACAGATAAATATATAGACATACTTACGCACTCACTAGGCGTTATAGTTGGAGGTATTTGTCCTAAAGAATTTTATAGAAACAGATACGTTTGTGATTTGAAAAATGAATATTGCGAACACCTTGTAAATATTGGACTTATGGGCGTTTGGCAAAAGCTTGGATCTGAATGTTATTATGTTTCTGAAGATGGCAAAGAGGCTATAAAAACGCTATTGCTAATAAAAAACACCCATATTGATTTATGGGTGTTTGTAAAAGAATCAACCTGATACACTCGCAGCGTTAGCCTATGGCGTGTGTTGACTACTGTTTGTTTTAACGTGCACACATAACGCAAATGGCTACATGGACACGGGTTATTTCTTTCTCCGAAAAGATCGAATATTATACTTACTGCTAGGGTCTTTGTTGAATATTTCTAAAGTGTCCTTCTTAGCGTACTTAATGAATAGAAATTTCTTTGTCGGCTTACGGTGAAGCACAACATCTAGTGTATCCTTGTGAGTCATTTCAACGCCCGTTTCAAAGCACCCTTTTAAAGATGAATAGTTGTTAGACCAATCTATGCAACGTAGATTAGTAGTACCTGAAACGCTGTCTTTAATGGTTGTTATTACGTTGTTTGTTGTGGTGGTTACTATCCTGCTTACCTCTTGTACGTTTCTGTTTTTAATCGACAATCCGAAACTATCAATTGCGTTATTAAAATCCTTCTTTCCGGCGTACGAAACGTTTGATTCCTGAATGCTTTCAAAATATTCACGTCTTTCTTTCTCGTGCTGCCATTGAGAAAAAACCAAGGCAAATGCACCAACGAAAAGGGCTACTAAGATATAGGGTACAAATCGCATAAAAGCTAACAGAAGGTGGT